TTTAATACCAATGATTATGATATTATTAATTATTGGTATAGTATTACAGTATTATGTATCAATAAATATACAACCTGACAACATGGTGTGTCATAAAGGTAGGTTGTTGATGCAGTTGCAAGAAGGGGAAGCAATCTATACAAGGGCGAAAGGTGTAGTTTGTGAGTTTGAAAAAGGAATGTTAATACTAGAGGAACAATCATGAAAGATATGATTAACCCTGACCATTACAAAGATGGAGGGATAGAAACTATAGATGTTATTAAAGCTAAACTAGGTGACAGCTATAAGTTTTATGTTAAAGGTAATTTGATAAAGTATTCTCAACGGCTTGGGAAGAAAGATGATTGGGCACAAGAACTTCGTAAGATTGCATGGTATGCTAATGATTTGGCAGATGAGTTAGATAGAAAGAAAGCATCTCCAATTATGCCTGACGAGTGGATAGAAGACCCATTACACGATGAAGACTAACGAACCTTGCACAGTATGTTATCTCGTTGGATTGATAACGATTGTGCTTATTATAGCTATAGAGATAGTCGATAGATGGCTATTAAATTAGGAAAGCAGGTGTGCCACAAGTGTAAACAGCCTGCAAACACATATGACAAGAATAAATGGTGGTGTGGTCGAGACTTGTCAGCACATGGGATATGTAAAAATGACAACAAGAAGAATAGCGATTGAGGGTGACTGGTTTACTATTCAATTCTTTAAAGAAGATGATGGTGGTATTAGAGTTGAAATGGTTCATGATATAAAAGGTAAGTTTTATAAAATGTATCCTGATAATAAAATAACTTTTAAGGAGAGCGGAAATGAAAACAGTTAGTATATTAGTTATAGGTTTATTATGTTGTTTAAACACACTTGCAGATGATAAAGTAGTTATCACACCTGATGACAATATCATTGTATGTACAACAGACGACAGTGGCGTAACAGTTTGTATTTGATTGTTACTCATATATAGAATACAATAGTGATGAGAAGTATGTTAGCCACATCAAATCGCACTTCCTCTATGGTGCGTTTTACTCTCCTCCAAAGTGCTAGGATACTTCTCTCTAATTATGTTTGAATACTGTTTAATAGTTTATATGACAATGGACAGTCCTGAATACATTGGGCACTTTATCTCTTGTGCCGCAGCCAATCAATATGTCCAAGAATTTTACAAAGATGCAGAGTATACAAGTTGCCTGCATGAAGATTATATTTATATGCCTAATGGTTTTATAAAGAAGGAGATAGATTATGGGAAAGGGAAGTAGTCCAAGACCTATCCCCAATCCTGAAAAGTTTGAGGAAAATTGGGATAGAATATTTGGAAAGAAAGATGCCGACAAATCTAAACATACCGACAAGAAAAAGACTGACTGAAGAAGGATATTTAGTTGAGAATGTAGAAAAGTATAATACATTTAGTCGTAAGAAGAATGACTTGTGGGGCTTTATAGACTTTCTTGCAATCAGGAGAGATGAGGTATTAGCTATACAGGTGACTTCTAAAAGCAACATGTCTGCCAGAAGAAAAAAGATGACAGAACATGAAAATATTGGTAAGGTAAGGGAAGCTGGAATACGAATAGAACTTTGGGGATTTTATAAGGAAAAGAACAGATGGAAAGTAAAGATAGAGGATTTGTCGTAACAACCTTTAATGGCATCAAGCTTACAAGAGAAGAGCTTAAGAAAAGGATATTGAAAGCTCTAGATGGTGGGGCTATGACCTGTGGTAATCTTGCTAGATTCTTAAAGGTTACAAATCAAACCATATACAATAATGCTCAATATATGATAAAAGACGGCACTATCATTAAGTATAAAGACAAAAAAGGTATTTACACTTATGGCAAAATAAAAGAATGTTTGCTTGCTGAACTATTGTATCCAAAGCCAGAAGATATAGTAAAGCAATTTAAAATAAATGGTGTAACACATAGAAGAGTAGAAAACGGAACATCTAAAGGCTTTGGTAGTCAAAAGATAAGCTATGGTGACAGCTACTATAACAGTATTCATTGGGGTGAATAATGCAGATAAATAGGTTATTAGAGTTGCTAGACAAATGGAGATTGTTTATGCGTTCAGATAATCATAAGCTAGGGTATCCTAGTAAGTCTCTAGGAATGTCCTCTGGAGGAGAATCTAGTTATGATGCGTTTGATGAGATGTATGAAGATGTGGAGTCTGACAATGTAAGAACAGTAGATGCTGTGATACATAGTCTACCAAAGGATCAGCAAGAAGCTATCTATGCTCGTTATCTAAACACAAAAAAACCTATGTATTATGAAATTAAACTAGAGTTAGCAATAGATAATTTGCTGACTATCGTTGGTAGAAGGGTTGGAGCTTGATACATTTATCAGTTTCTGATGAGGTAGCAAAGTACAGTTTAAACATCGCTAGAAAATATAATCTTGGCAATAGAGGTAAGGCAGATGGTACATTTAAACAGCAAAGAATTGGGATTGCAGGACAAAAAGTTGTATCTGATTATCTTGGTGTAGATATTAATTTTGAAGGTGGTTTTGATGGAGGTGTTGATCTTACATATGATGGGAAAACATATGATGTCAAAACAATGGGAAGAGATAGTTTACCACAAAAACATTTTGTAAATAATTTAGTAGCAATGCAGGTAAATTATAATGTAGATCGCTATATCTTTTGCAGTCTGCATAAAACAAAAAGAATATTAACTATATGTGGATGGATAGACAAAGATGACTTTCTTAAAAAAGCTACTTATTATGAAGAAGGTGTTGTTAGAAACAGAGATAATAATACAAAGTTTACAACAAAATTTCCACACTACGAAATAAAAAATTCTGATCTTAATGAATTCTTTTTACCTAAAGGTGTTAGGTATTAGATTTCCAAATCAAAGTTAGCCAATACTTTAATTTTTCTACTCTCTCTTCATCTTGTAATTTGTTTAACCATTCTTGTCGTTTAAACAAAGGTTTTTTAGATAGGTTTAGTGCTTCACAATATCTTTGATAATCTTTACTATAGTTATCAGTCTTTGTTCCGTCAGGTAAAGTAATACTTCTTTTAGTCATCTAGCTCTGGAATGTCTGCATAGATAGAATCAATAACGATTTCTATACTAGAACCGTCAGACAAGAAGATAGTCATAGTGTCTTCACCATATGTAATGGCAACTTCTTCTATGATTTTACCTGTCATAACTTCTGCTATTTCATCGATATCCATAGTTCTCCCTAAATGCTGATGGCGGATTGTAACTTTTTCATGTCCTTCACTTGCTTGTTGCTCCTCGACCATTTTCCGCAAGAGTTGCAACGAAGCCTCTGATAAACGGTATTTGTATTGCAAGAAAAACCTCTCTTTATAAGATTACTGCTACCACAGTTAGGACATACAACACCCTCTGTGAACCCATTGTGGTTTGGATGGTTTCTAATCCAAGACAACATCTTTTCGTAGACCTTTTCCAACAATACAACATCTTGGATATTATATTTCTTCATCATATCCCAAGCCTGTTTATCTTTATTCATGCACCGTATCCACAGCTCATGACCAATATGTTTTACCTTTTCACCAAGACCTAATGCTTGTGCTACATAATCCAGTTTATTACTAGGGAACTTAAACTTGCTTCTTGATGTCTTAAGTAAGTCAATCTCTTTGTAAGGTGATGGAGGAGTTAAGCCTAGCAATAGGAACTCTTTGTTGAGCGTTGGTATATCAAACTTTGTACCATTGTAGTGGATAACAGCATCAGCTTCATCTAATAACTTATAGATTTCTTTTATCATCTTTTTGTGAGATGTTTCCATCATGCTACTAAAGTAAACTGGTTTTTCTCCTAACCATTTAGCTGCCCAACACATCACATAACTAGATTCCATTAGCTGGTTTAAACTCACATTCTGATTGTATAAACCCCAGACATGAGCCGTATTAGGAGATGTTTCTATATCAAGTAGTAGTATCTTCAAAAGGTCTAGTGCCTGTCTTGTCAATAATTAACGCCTGCTTGCGTGGATCAAGTTGTTTAAACGATAAATGAACCCATCTATCATATTCTAAAATAACTTGGTCATAGTTTATGTTAGCCATAACGATAGCAGAGACGACACTGTGGGGATTGCCAAAACTAGGGCAGATAAAATCAACCGCCAAACCTTTCGTGTGGCTACTAGTTCGCTTGCTCCCCAAATGGTCATTGAGAGCATAACTACGGAAACCACTACTAATAAGCATAGGATGACCCAGTATAGTTCGTACATGTTCTAATTCGCCTGCTAAAAAAGTTAAGTTATCGATGACTTCAACCGTAGGAGTGTTGTCAATATCAAGCCTAGTTGCTGTATCGGAATGTGTTAGTTCTTCCAAACTAAAGTGTGGGGACAACTTCATTTAGTTAATCCTTTTGATTTCTCAAATGTGCGTAGACCACCTAGTCCTAGCATACCCATTAATACAGTCATTAAAGATCCCATATCAAATTCAGGTAAGGCAGGGAGTGTTACATTAAACCACGCTGCTATAAATATTATAACAGGAGAAAGCACAAAATGCCAAGCTAATGCAATACCACATACCCAGCCAATGAATGGTCTCCAGCCAGCCACTAAAGGTGAGCGATGTGCAGCTTCCACCTTGTTTATTTCTACTTGTCCTTTAGCTAATTCCTGTGCATGTTTCTCTGACATAGTAGCAATCTCATGTGCTAACTTATTTTTCTGGTCTTTATCTTCTATAAACTTATCTAATAGACCTGCGACTGGTCCAATTAATGCTGTCCAAACCATGTTATCTCCTATCTAGTGGGTTAGTAGTAGCTCGTTTAATTATATCGAGCTTATCTTCTACTGAACGAATCATTGTCTCTACTTCTGACTTTGTTGCTTCTGTAGTAGCCTTGAGTTCTCTTTGCGTTGATAGAGCAACTGCATTGCTTTCCTTTGCAAGCACATACGCATCAGCAACTTTTTCTTGTAACCTAACATTGGTATTGAGTCCTTCCAACTGTCTTTCTTTTATTGCATCGACAGTTAATTGTAGTGTATTGATATTGTCCTCAATAACTCTGAACTTACCAGTTGCTTCTATAGTCTTTAACATCTTATTGTAAAATGTCACCCCTGCGTATCCGCTCCCAATTACTATCGGAAAGAGAATAATAATAATCTTCGATATCGTTCCTTTTGAGAAGGTCAAGTTGAAACTCTCTGGTATCTGCATGTATTGGGAACTCCTGTGTTATACTAAACATATCAGCTAAAGGAGGCTGATAAAACTCCATTGGTTTATTTAAGATTTCTAACGAAAGGACAAGACCAAATCCATGAACAATCTCTTTGCTATTATCAGTGATATTGTCTATATTATCTTTAGACTGTTCTTTGTTCCCATCTTGTTTATCTTGTTTTACTTCTTTGGTGCTTTGAGTCTCATTGCTAGTGCTGGTCTCGACCTCATCACCAAGTTCGTTGAGTTCTTCTTGGACGACTGATTCTATTGTAGGTTCTGCAGGGTTAGGCGACTGTACATCTATTGTTGGTGCAATTGCAGATTCTATTGCTGTGGGAGACACAGGGTTTGTAGGTGATGTCACTGATATTGGACTCACTGGGTCTGTTGTGCTTTGTGTGCATGTGTTCTGCGATTCTGACCAATCGCTCCATACTTCTGTGCCATATGGATTTGGGCATGAACTTATCCTCGTTTCAGTAATTTGACCATCAT